CCCACGATGAAAGTGTACCCATTGGCTGTCCTGCGGAGTAGCGATAAGCGACGCCCTTGTACCAATAGTCGCGCGCTGTGAGGAGGTGCAACCATAAGGATGCAGCCCGATCTCCGATTAGGACGCTCAAAACCATGGCAATGAAGCCTCCTGGGAAACGGTCTGTGGCTGCGCTCAGATCGAAGCAATAAAGCTTTTGATTCGTCGCAGTCCAAGCCGCAACCCGGTCGGCAGCCTTGCCTTGGTCCCAGGTACCATCCATAGGGAGCTTTCTGAGAACCTTCATCAGGTAATCATGGAGCCCCTTACAGATGGTCTGGGTCCAGTAGTCAGAGATAGCGAACACTCTCTTCTTTCCGCAAGGTTCGTCCTTCACGCCCAGCTTCCCTAAAGAAGCAAAGCGCTGAGGAAGAGCCCGAAGAAGGAAAGGGAGCTCCGTTACCAATGACCCTGTGACATGAGCGAGGGCCTCTACACGGCTAACGAGGGACGGTACACCAAGGAGTTGAGCAAACTCCTTAAATGTTACCCAAAGGTCGCTTCCCTGCAAAGCAAAGGCGTCCCAATGGGCAGCCAATGTTGCATGTCCGTTAGGCCCCGAGCGGTTGGATTTCACTCCTTCCACCGGGACTTTCGGCGCAACATAGGCCCGTACCCCAAGCCACTTAAGGGCTAACTTAATCTCCTTCATCATCCGATTCCGCTTACTTTGGGAAGGGTCCCATTTCGTCGGCTCGGTAATGTTAGAGAACAAGATAACCCCCTTATGGTAGACGGTCCTCACAAATCCCAAGAGAGTGAGGGCGGTCCGAATGGCAGCGTTGTTCCCATCTAAGATCCCCTTCCGGATTACTCCGGGGAGGATAGTAGGTAGGCCCTTCGTCAGCCCTACACTGGATTTCCCTTGCGGGGATCCAGCTAGGTACTGTAGAAGGCAACGCTGGCACTCCTTAAGGTACATTCCAAGACCCACCTTACCTCTCATTCGGTGTATCTTTGATACCCGAAAGAAGAAAGTAATTGGTGTGTCGAGGAAACCCACGGGCAGCCCCAGAGCGCCTAGGATAAAGCTGTAAAGCTTAATCCAGGAGTGCTCGAATGCTGCAGACATAGGGCCCTTTGGCATTCTTAAATAAGTATCTTTGAATTTATTCATTGTATTTAAATAAGATGTTGAATGGCACTACTCCGTGTCACGGCTCAAGACTAGGCAACCAAGGAGCATTGCTGTCGCCAAGAGGCGCGACCATGGGGTCCAACGGGGAGTAGCCGGGACGTTTCCATCTAAGGAGCTCACGGTGGTATCCCAATCCAACTTCGATCAACAACCAAAACATGCTCTTACGAACATACTTCGGTATGAGGTCTTATTAGACCGGGCCCGTGAGACGCCCGCCCCCGGATAGTATCCGAGGG